CGTATCGTCAACCATGATCCGTCCGCCCCCGGCAAAATCGTGCAATCGGTCTGCGACATCCTGTGTATCCTGTTTATGAAGGATCAAGGTATCAATAACCTGAAATCCCCGGCGCTTTACAAAGACCGTTGAATCTTCTCCAAAACGCGCAATATCGGCCCCTACAACGATCCCGCCATCAGTTGACGCATTTCGCTTCATAGCTTCCATTAGCGCGGCCCTGGGCAGGATTGCCTTCTCCGCGTTGTCATATGGAATGCCTAACCAAATGCGCCCATATTCTTCGGGCGACATTATGGTTTCCGCCTGCTTTCTTTCTTCCTCTAGTGATGCCGGGAACCATGGATTGTCGCTGTAGTTAATCTTGATGCGCCGAACATCCGAACGCGAATCGGGAAGTACGATATTTATTGGATCATCCCACGTATAGGGATTCATTGTATACATAAACATACGAAGCGGAAAGGCGTAGTATCTATCGCCTAGCTTAATCTCGAACCATTGATCGGTTCTAAGCGTAGGAATCAGAATATCTAGCGATTCCCTCGATACGCTTTGGGCTTCTTCAACCCACGCCCAGTGATAGCCTTCATAGGACTTAATCGAATCGACTGTATGTTGTTGAAGGCCGATGAATACCGCTCGCCCACCACAAGGACCGACTATTACGCCTTCAGATTCTTTTAGGTCAAACCTCGGTCCATAATTAAGCCGGTATATTTCCTGCTTCAAGGACGCATAGCTAGACTCTTTCAAGCTCTTTTGAATCTCGCGCCCGCATATTACATTGACAGGCTGTTGATTCATGGCCTCGACGATTAGACTAGCTATCGTTCTAGTCTTAGCCCCGCCGCGCCCGCCCTCGAATATATTATGTACTCTAGGCGACTCTATGAACGGCCGTATCTTACTCGGGAACTGTAGCATCGGGAGGACTGACAAAGCGGAATCCAACCGGCCCCCCCTCTGGATCGGAAAGCTCTATTGACTGCGGGGGCGTTCCCCATGCGCGATTAGCCGCTATTTCGGTTATCTTGGTTATAATCTGAGGCGGTGTTTCTGCCGATTCCATTAGAGCTTCTAGTTTCTCCCTGCCACGTTCGGCAAGGTTCGCCCATTTAGCCCTTTCCTCGGGAGACATCTTAGCTCTACCGCCAGGATTCCCCGATTGTCCTTTCTGCCATGCCATTGTATTTTAACCTGCTCTGTATTCCCCATCGAGTCAAGCCCCGATAGTGAGTTTGCGATATTGCTCTTATACTATAATGATTTAGCTTATGTTCATGAAATGTATTTCAGGAACATAATTATTGCAGGGGAAGGACTCGAACCTCCAACACTCGGCTTATGAGGCCGATAAGCTACCATTGCTTTACCCTACAATGTGGGCCTCTGCTTGCCGACCGGGAATCCCCAATCCTCAAAGCAGGCTATCAAGGGTCGGCCAACTCCAAATGATCGAAGGGCCTAGGTATTACTCGGCGACTTACTTATTGCACCTTTCATATCTTCAAACCTTCGGCCACGCCGTCTAATCACGGCTAACGATATGACTTGTAAATATCGCTACTTCCAAATCATTAGCTATATCGATTAAATACCCTATTTATCGTCGCTCTAATCTCGCCTAGATCAAATGGCATAAAATCCCATAGTTCACGCTCGCACTCTGCCACGAAATCGCGCCTAGTAGAACCCGAAAGCCTTCTTGACTTCTCGTATATGAGTTCTCTTGTATCCTCATCGAAGATTGTAGGCATTGCGATTCCCCATTTCGTGCATACCGGAAGTGTACCATATTTGAGTACATTTGTCAAGTGGTCCAATTCTCTCGCTTGTGCTTGTTCAGTAGGAATATAAAATCATCAATCTCACATGTAGGATGTCGTCGGCAAATATACTCGGCTAGATCGTCCCATGTCCAAGTATCATCGTCAAAATTAACCGCAGGCCCGATAATCATACGTTCCTCCATCCGATAGACTTATAATGGCAATCCATGCAGTATAAAACCTGATATTCCCTATGTAGCACGTCACTAGTAAATGTTTCCACTTCCTTGAAATTGTGCGGTTGCCCAGTCAGTCGGCATTTTTCTACGTCAAAAACCTTACCGCCCCGAATTGCGTCAAATACGCTAGTCGTCTTCGTCCTCGGGATAGTAGTCTTCCTGTTCCTCGATTTCCTGCAATACGATGTCTTCAAGTTCGCGATAAATACCTTTCTGATCTCCATCGAAGTCATCAAATAGCAGAGTCATATCGTGGCCATGGAAGGTTATCGTATGAAAATCAAACTCGGCATCCTCAGGAGGATCGCCCGGATCGCTGTTGCGCTTGTACATTGATCCTGGACTACCCGGGAAATACTCTCCGCTTATCTCTAATGGTAGGCCGTAAAATGATACTAGAACATGGCGAAGGTTACTCATTTAGCAACTCCTTGGCTATTTCTTCGGGCACCTCTTTCCAATCAATAAGATTAAAAGTATAAAAATAATCGCATTTTTCTTTTTCTTGCCTTTCGTAAATCAACGGATGAATGTCTATAACCTTCCTTTGCGTACTTATGTCGCCGCCCCTATACACTTGGGCACTAATCCAATACTTCATTTTAGAAGCTCCGGGTTTTCGTGGACGTTGCCGATTGTTACCATTTCCCGGTTGAATCCGTCGCCCATCTTGCGGAGATTGTGCTCATTGCCCCATCCTCCGTAAAGCTGGCCGTCTTTCCATTCGGGATCAGGATTTTCGGCATAGTTCCAGTTTATCCCAAACAACCCCTTGCAAAACTGGACAGCCCCGGGGTGTTTGAAGTCGTCGTCATGAGCGACGATATCCCCCTCGTAAATCTCTTTACCGTTTTTGTCGAATAGGCCAGTAAATTGCTCGAGAGTACCACGCTCAAGTTGCTGATGGAAAACTAACATTTGAATCGTGAGTGGATCGGTATGATCGCGGAATGTCTTGCCGATATTGTCCCACGACCTAAACTTTATCTCGCGCACCGTCGCCCTCCTTAACTATCAACCGCTTTGCGCAAAATGGGCAGTATTGAAAAGTAACCGGTGACTCCTGAAGCTCGACCCATTCGTGGCCGCATTCAGTATACCATAGGTCCCTTCTGTTTGTCCAGTGGCAAAAATCGTCCATGTTAAAACTCCATATTGGTTTGTTTGGGCTCTGGCTTCGGATCATCAAATAGTCTTGGCTGTAGATAAGCAGTTTCTATTCGCTTGCAAGCAATATCAAAATACTTAGGTTCTATTTCGATACCGATGAACTTACGGCCAAGATTGGCGCAGGCTACGCCGGTCGATCCGGAGCCCATGAAGGGGTCGAGGACCAGTTCGCCGATAAGCGTGAATCGGTTAATGATGCAATACATATATTCGATTGGCTTAGGCGAGGGATGATCCTTGCGCGTGAGGTCTTGTATGCAGAATTGCGCGAAGTTTTGCCCCATGCGTACATTCTTTCCGGCGACGATAGCGCAAAGGACATTCATAAAACCGATTGAACTGCGCGTCATTCCGTTAAGATTCCAAGCGTAGAAAAGATCGCGGTACTCGTCGCCAAGCGCGTCAATCGCAACCGCCAGGGCCTTGGTCCCGGTATTCGCCACTAGTCCATGATCCGACATCGCAACGGCTTGCTTTTCCCATCCGGTAAAGTAGCGCCCGTCCCAGTCGGCCTTCCCGACACCATAGGGAGGATCGGCATATATGAAATCCACGCGCCCAAGCGTGGGCAGGATTTCCAGGCAGTCCCCGAGGTAGAGCGTCGCATCATGTATAATCTCTTTTCTAATCCAGGGATCATCCATGTCGCTTCTCCTGTTCCCATTCTTTTTCAACCTCGGCGAATCGCATATATCCAGGACGAAAAACCATTGGAATATCACCAACTGAAGTGTTGCGCCCCTTTTCAACTATCAGCGTAATTTTAACCTCTCGTTTCAAATCATCGACGTAACCCTGATTCCATAGCAGGATAACCATATCGGCGTCCTGTTCGACCGCGCCAGAGTCTCTTAATTGTGATAGCTTCGGCCTTTCCCCTTGCGCCTCCCTGGTTAACTGCGATAGGGCTATTACTGGCACGTTTAATTCACGTGCTAGTTTTTTCAACGTCATTGATATTTCGGCTACCTGTTCATGACGCGGAATGCCTTTAGACTTATTATCGATCAATGAAAGATAGTCAACGAAAAATATATCAACCTTGTCCTTGCGATACATTGCCCTAGCCTCGCGAATCAGCTCGTCAAGCTTTATTGCGGGCTTGTCATTTATAAAAAACTTATTCCCTGCTATCGCCTTTCCGGCGTCGATAATCGAAGTGAAGTCATGTTGTCCCATTAAGCCTGTGCGAAGGCGCTTAAACTCTACCGATCCCCAGTCTGATATTACACGCTTCAAAATGGACTCGCCTGACATTTCCGCGCTAAAAAATCCTGGTATATGATTGTCACGAATAGCCGCGCTTGCCATGTTCAAAGCGATTGACGTTTTACCCGCACCCGGACGCGCTCCGATTATAATCAATTCTCCCTTTTGCCATCCATTCGTCATTTCGTCGAGTTTGGGGAATCCAGTTGCAATTCCCGATAGCGCCCCTTTTAGTTCAAAGGCTTTTTTAATCTCGGCGATGGTAGTAACAAGATATTCGGATGCATGTTTATATCCCGAATCCTTAGTGTCGGCAATGTCAATCAATGCCCGGTCAATATGCGCGAAAATGTCGCTTGACTCGGCGTCGTTGACAATCTCCGCAACCTCGCGCGAGAGTTTGGCTAGTCCCCGCTTGCGCGCCAATTCCGAAAGCTCATCGATATAAAACTTAACATTTGCCGCCGATACTGAATTGGTTAATTGTGCAATGTATCCACATGCTTCGGGAAGTGTGGTAGCTACGGTCACAAGATCGGCAACCCCTCCCGATCCTCGTACTGTTTCAATCGCCCGGAATACTTTCCGATTTACCTCCAAATCGAACAACTTGGCAGAGACTGAATAATCCTCTAGCACCCGATTGTCTAGCAGTATTGCCCCGAGTAGGGATTGCTCGTATGCGTGATTTTCAAGCATGGGGCTCCGAGGTGCGGGAGCGGAGGGCGGCGGGCTTCTGCAATTCTTCCAGGACGCGCTCGGCGTACTCGACTCGGGCGATGTCCTCCTCGTAGGGCAGGCCAAATCCCGCTGATAGTCTCTTATGCGCGTCGATAAGGCTCTTGAGCGCCAAGACGGCCCCGCGCTCCCCTTGGTTCGCCGAGGCGAGGGCTTCCTGCCGTACCCTGGCGCGGTCGGTCTCGATGAGGGCGGAGGCTTCGGTTTCCGCTTTGAGGTAGGTTTCCTGTGTAACACCAGACATTAGGCAAGCAATCTTGTACGCGATATCCCTCGCGCTCTCGCTCGGCTCGATGACGGGACGCTCGCGGTCAAGAAATGTTACTATTTCATTAAATGCCTGCGATTCCCATCCGTTCTTGGATTGGACAATAGCAATCACCGATTCGGCCAATTCTTGCGTAGTCATTATTGATCCTCCATGTCGGGGATAATGTCGCGGATATTATCGGGATCGTCCCGATCGTCGCAATAATCATCCTCACTATTAAAATCTGTCGGGTCTAAATAAAACCAGTAAGCATCATCTTCCGCAGTTTCCATATTACCTCCTATAACTCGGGCAATCTGGATTGGGACATATTCCGTCGGAGAGTGTAGCACCGCAATCGGGGCAAGTCAAGGCCCTCGGTTTAATCGGTACTTTATCGCGCCGGAGCCAGTTTAGCAAGGTCGCATAGCATGATTTTACCTTTCGCGGGGCATTAGGCATCCAGATTGATAACCGGTCGATATAATCGTTTGCGGTGTCGATGCCATATTCGGCGATCAACTTTGAGTATTCGTCCTCGCTTAGTTTAACATTTTCAAGTTTGCCGTATGTGTTATCTTCTTCCTTTTCCTTTTCCTTTTCTTGTTCCTCTTCCTCTTCCTTTTCCTGTAGGGTATCCATACCCTTTGTATACCCTTTCAAAACTACGTCATATAATCCATATTTGCGAAGTAGCGCGATATATTTCTTGTGAGGCTTGCACGTTTCGGTCAATTCTCCATATTGATAATCGCAAAAATCGACTAGCCACCATTTGCCATCTGGTAGAATAACTATATTCCCATTACACCGATCAGGGAATGATTCAAAGTCAAACGCGCCGATTAAATACTCCACCTGTGGCTTGTTGGGTATCCACACTCCTACGCAATCACACTTAGACAAGAGTACGTCGCGGAAAAAACACCGTTCTAGCGCCGTTAGATTGTGGTACCATTCCTTTTCGCATAATTCAGTATCAAAGAATCTATCGGCCATGCCTATTCCTTATCCTCATCGATCATATTATCAACTAACTCTTTAATGAAATCCCATTGGGCTATAGGAATAATTGGCCCACAATCCATATCGTTCATTTGGTCATAGCTTGTCAAATGAACAAATCCATCAATAACCCTAATTTTAATTTGCGTGATTTCTATCTCTTTCATTATTTCCTCCTCGCCTTCGGATCGTCAGGACAGTAAAACTTCCAGTCGCAGATATCATAAGTTAGATTATTTCGGCGATAGCTGTTTCCGCTCGGATAGTCTCGCTTTCTTGCGCGCTTATTTGAGTACCGCTTAAAATACTTTCGCCTCGAACTGCCGTGAACAGAATCAGTAAACCACGGGGCCTTATAGCTACGGCTCATAATTCTAATATTTATCGGGACGGCGCCCGCCTCCATAAACCCAGGAATGCCAATCATTCGACTCATAAACCTTAATACCGTCTACGTATTCCGCATGTTCATCCTCCATGAGTTCTATTCTGTCATGGCATTTATGGCATAGAGCTTCAAGATTATCTAATACAGATTTACCGCCCTGCGCTCTTGGTATAATGTGATGCACCGTTAATATTCTCGTTTTCTTCTTGCATTCCTTGCATCTAAAATGGTCACGTTGAATTACTATGGTTGCTATTTCGCGCCAGTCTTGATATTCGATGTCGTCTACTTCTGGCGGTCTATAAACAGTTGAGTGCCATAGTTCTTCCTCTTCCAATTTTACCTCCCGTAAATACCCGCTGAAGTTGAATATCGACCGTTTTCGAGTCTATCACTTTCCAGTGTCTCCCGCGCCATCTTACCATGGTTTCGACCGGATAGTCAAGGCAGAATGTGCGAAGTCGGCCCGGATCGTGAAGATGCCGAACCGACCAGCGGAGCCATAGCAAAAGTATAATCAATTCAATCCCTTGTAGACGAGTGTCTACAAATCAGAAAGGGATATCGTCCGCGAAATCATTCCCGGCAGGATCGCTTGCATATTTAGGCTCGGGACTGCGCGGCGCTTGCGGCTTGGCAGGCGGAGGATTATCTTTATCGCGTGGCTCATCCAGAGTGATAGAAAAATCCGGGTCTTTCCGTCCCTCGCGCTTGCGGTGCGAATTGTCCCATACCGTGATTCTGATTTCCTCGCCCTTGAACTTGACTACGCCCGAGGCGAAAGGGGCCTTCGGGTTTTCGCTTTGTTTCTTCCAGAGATTGCCTATGTATTCCATCATCAAACCTCCTTTAGTAATTTACCACACTTAGGGCAATACTTCATTTTATTACCTTCCGGCCCATCATCGTTATTAAAACACCACGCAATACCGCAAGAACCAGTCCAGCAATCTCCCTCGTTTTTCCATTCACAAAGGTCTGTACATTTTTTGTCATGCGGCGGGCTAATGAATCGGGGCGGAATCCATCCAGAAAAGGCCGCATCATTTCCAGTCATAATCAAATCTCCTCGTAAATAATTTGATTCTCTCCGGCAAAAATGATCGTCTTTATCTTTGCCTCCTTTATCGCAAGCATACAAATAGGGCAGGGTCTAGCTGGTTTAATCGATCCATCATGTGATACCCGAGCGATAGCGATAGCATACGGCTTTCGTTCGCTTTTGACAATAGCCGCGATTTCAGCATGGAGATATTCACGCGAGGAATTACCGCATAGACAAGCCAAGCGCTTTTGCATAGGATGAGTTTTGACGTACGAGTTTTGCGCAATGGCGATAATATTCCCGCGTCGGTCTAGCGTTGCGGCGGCTACATTATACCGTCCAGTCATCGGCCCGGCGCGTATAAATTCGGCCAGGGTAGAGATAATCTTGTTATGGTTCATTCGGAGGTTCAGGAAGGGGCATCCAATGAGTAGGATCAAACTCTAAATCCCGAAATCCCCATCGCCCAACCTTATGGATATAGAATGACACCATTACAGCCGGGCTATCTTCTCTTGCGTCGCTTATTAATACCAAATCGCCCTCGTTAGGAAATCGTTCCTTTACGCTAATCCATTCGCTCATATTCCCTCCTGTTTTAATTCGACGGCCTACTTTCTACCATATACAAATAGCCATGCGAGCCCCAAACAAAGAACGATTATTGCCACTATGCTCAATATAATATATATAGTCCAAAGAATTACCATTTACGGCTCCTGTTTTAGCTCAACGGCCCATTCAGCCGCTACCATCCAACAAGTTTCAATCAGTATCGCAACCTCTACCGTTGACGCATCGGCTACGCTCTTCGGCTCGACTATTCTACGCATTTTCTTTTTCGGCATAATCGCCAATCCTTCTGACGTTCTAACCTCGGAATAATCCGAACACTCTTCGACCTCTAGCATATCATAGGGATAGTCGTGCGCGCAAGCCCTTACCTTAATGTATCGCTTCATGAGCTCGGGAGACGTTTCGCGGTACATTGCCAACTGTGCTACGAGAGCATGGAAAAGCCTATTCTCTGGGCTAGTCTTTTGCCTTGACGGGAGATCGAGCCGAACGCGAATATAGCCAATCTTCTCCGCCTTTTCGATTAGGGCGGAAATAGTTGACCGATACGAAGTGTCGGCAATTTCCAATAAATGCCGAGCTTTCGGAACAGAGAGCGGGAAGTCAATCATACATCATTCTCATATGCTTCTTTCCAGAAATCGCGAGATTTAATTGCCTCCCGATATGCGGCGGCGAGAATCTGCCGATCAATTCTTGTTTCTCCAACGGCCATACAATCACCATCAGCCCTACGCAAGGCTTCTTCAATCTCTTCTTTCGTCGGATTCATTCTTTAACCTCCATTCCGAATCTCTTAGCGGCATCTTTCAACAGGTCGATAAACTCTTCAATCGAATCCATGGCCCATCGCTTCGTTTCGATTACAAAATATTTCCCCGCTCCCCCATCATCGGCCGTTATGGTTAATTCCTGGCCCAAGGTTGAAGTATCGCAGTCGTCGGAATCCTGGCAATAGGTCAGTTTCCCGCCCCATAATTTAGCAGTCATTTTGCCCCCTTGTCAAATACTCGGCCCATCCTATCGCAAGCCTCGCAGACCTTGGCTTCAAGATGCGGGTAGCGTTTGCAGAATGAGGCGCGGCCCATGGCGTGGAATAGAATGTGATCGGCCTTACATAAGGCAAGCCAGTTCCATTCATCGTCCGGGCCGCCACTCGCTCGCGACAATACATGATGAAGCTCTTCGGACGGGAAGCCGCAAGCCTCACAGGCTGGATGAGCGTTCATATAGAAGCCCCCCAGGTCGCTCCGCTTGTACGGCTTCCCTTTCTTTTTGTAGTAGCTCATCGAGGAGAAAGATAATACGGATCGACGATGTAGTGGATTCTATCCTCTTGCTCCTTGCTCCACTTTCTGCGACCCCGAGGCAACTTCCCGCCGAAAACCTCGCACGCGGCAGAATGAACAACTGAAAGCGGCCGATTCCATGCCTTAGCCATTTCTGGTAGTGTCATTTCTCCCCCCTAATTTTTCCGCATACAGTACAGCGGTATTCCTGCGGGCTGGTCGGAGTCTTCTTGCGCGTAGGATTCATCACACGCATCTTGACACCGTACCTTTCGTCCTGAAACTCGTTTTCGCAAATACACTTGAGAATCATTAGGATACCTCCTTAAAAAATATCGCGCCTTTCGTTCTTGATCTTGGCGATGGTCAGAGCCTGCAAAGTCTTGTAATTGATCTTCGGGAAATTAAACTCCTTTACATAGTTCCAAGATTCCTCCGATACGAGAGTGTAAAACACGGTATTCAAAAGGCGCGGAATCAGCTTGCTAGACCACGCGCCGACCTCTGAAACAATCTTCGCGTATTCCTTGTCGATCATGGCCGTCGTGCAGTACTTGTTTACTATCTCGTCCTCGACCATCTTTTCGCCCTGGACAATCGGAGCGCCCATGGTTTTAGAGTGAATCTCCTTGAACTCGGATCGGACCATCTTAGCCCAGGTTACACGGCCGAAACGGTTTTTATACGAGTAATTCTTAATAACGATTCCCTCACCGGCCCCGAGCCCATCCTTGACCAAGAATACGTTTTGATCTAGCAGGTTGACAAATTGCTCATACGATCCGTTGCGAACCTCGGCGAGGAGCGGAATGTAATCGAGGCCGAACTCTTCAAGCAATGGTTTGTAAACCGCATAGGGCAAATACTCGACACCATCTTCCGAATCGACGCAAACATCGAAAATGTAGAACTTTCGCCATGCGTCGTCGCGGTAGGTCTTGAGCGAATGTGGAACAAGCCATTCCCCATAGATTCGATGCTCGGGATGCTTTGCGAGATAGGCAGAGATTCGAGTATCGGCCAATATCGCCGCGTCGAACCCGGCATTATCAGCCTCTAGCGAAAGCTCCCGGTTTCGGCTCCCGGTTTTTATCTGCCCATCTTCTAGCCATACGCTACCATTTGTCCCGTCGATCTTAGGGAAGACATGGCAAACGCCCAGCTCGATATTCTCGACTTCATCCGCGCCGAACCGCTCGACGTGCTGGTACTTTATAAACATTATACCTCCTCGAAAAATCTCACGAAACATTCGGGAAACTCGGCGTAAACCGAGATAGGCGCGTTATCATTGCCCCACCATTTAGCGGCATCGGCCCTAACTTGCGGGGTCAAGGCTCGGTCACATGGAGTCTTGCAGATAAGATAGAAGGGGCAGAAAGTACGATCTTTATAACAAGGCATTATTCTATATCCGGCGGCTCGGGAAGGGGCATCCAATGAGTAATATCTCCCTCGAAAGCCGGATTATGTATCGCCGAACGTCCGCCAATATCACTAGCAGAATCAATACAATCAACCTCGGGGAACCATGCAATACCTGGACCACTCTTGGCCCGTAGAAACGTGGCCGGAAATACTTCAGATTCCCAAATCAAAACAAGAACCTTTTGGCAATCATCCGGCAATCGATCCTTTACCCTAATCCATTTCATCATTCCCCCTTTATCGACCTAAGCTGATCTTCCATCTCGTCAAGCTCTTTCAGGAATTGTATCATTTCGATTCCCATTTATCCCGATACGTTACCATATATTCAGGGAAGTTTCCAAGCCATCCCCAAAGCTCTCGCACGGTCGGAATAATTGATTGTACACTCTCGCGCCGATACTCGTCAAGATAGACGCCCGATCCATCAGAATACAGATAGCGCATTCCAATCGGGCCGGGCTCTAGGGCGAGATACATTTTAGTCTGTGGCGAATCTCGATACTTCCCGACCTCAAACGACTTACCGAATTTGATATCGTCGATCCATGGGCCTCCGAAAGCGTCCATCCTGCCATAGAGCAGGAAGTCTATTCCATCGATAGAAACCGGGCGGGATGCCTTATACTGGAATATCTTGCTCCTGACGTACTCGGCCACTTCTCGGACGCAATCACCGTATGAATCCTCGCTAGGCTCTATGCCCTCCGAACATAGAGCCGTTACCGCATCTTCAAACGCTCTCCCGGCCGCCATGGCTTCATTGTCGGGTATAGGCTCCCGGCGTAGCGTTGCCTCGAAATCAATCTAGCCGCGTCCTCGCCCTCATCCCAGGAATTGAGATACCATTCCCAGGAATTAAGCAAGGACGCGGTTACAAGGTAGCTCACGGCTTCGGAACCTCGAATCCGCGCTCCTTTGAGTACGAAAGCCCGAGAGCCTTAATCCGAACATTAAGCATGTATTTTGCCTCGGCCTTGCTCCCGAAAACGTGTTCGGTCTTTTCGATCATAGATAGGGCATCATTAGCCGTCGTCGCGTCCTTTACCTCATCGATCATATTCCGAATACCTACCATGAGCGTATTATACTTTTCTCCGAGTTCAGCCTCTTGCGAAACATTCGCGGCGATCTTGGAAAAGAGCGTCGAAAGGAAGTCGTTAGGCGCTCCGGTCATTACGTTGGGAAGTTCGATTACTCCCTCGATACCATGCGTACCCTTGGCGTAGAACCGATCGGAAGGGGAAAAGCATATCGTCCGCTTGTTTCCGTTCGTCTCCATGAATCCGCCCAGGTCCATCGGCTTCCAAATCTCATTCCTGCTCTTCCCATCCATGTCGAGGCGATAGACGTTCGTGTCGTTATCCGTCTCTTCCTTGACGTGGAAAGTAATGACGAAATGCTTTCGAAGCTCCTCGCGGATATAGACTACCATCCGGGCGAACTCGTTAGCGATGGCACCGTAGCCCTGCATGGAAAGAGTCTTCCCGTCCTTCTGGCAGTTCTTCGGATTCTGGCGAATAACCCATGGCTTCATGAGATTCAAAAACGATCCGCCAGTGTCGATTGCGATTGTCTCGAACTGCCCCAGGTTGGCCGGTACGAGATCAGTCAATACTTCCTCGTAGTCTCTTGGCTCGATTCGCTCGGCGCGCCGACAGTGGGCTGGAATGCGATCCCAGCCGCCCGGATCGGTCATTACCGCGAGCGTGGACGGCCCCGAAAGGGCGAGCGTTGACTTTCCGATACCGGGAACCCCCGCGAGTAGAACCGAGTAGCGCCGAGCCCCCGAAGTCTGATTAGGCTTTAAAATCAATTAGTCCTCCTATGCTTTTCCGCCTCAATTTCCGTCAAGGCAGTTTCGACCGAATCCAATAACAAAGGAGTGTCGGGATACTTTCGCTCAAACTCGCTTCTTGGCAGAGTTAGGATATCCCATAGGGCGGTCAGGAAATACTCTTGACGTTCAATATCCATCGACAGGGCCTCCCTCGATCTTCTTTCCGCGCCGTAGCCAAGCGTAATACTGCACCACTTCCTCGCGCGTATCAAATACTCCCGAATATATCATGCCATCAATTGAATAGTCAAGTACCCATGCAATACCGCCCTCGATGGTTGGATACTCCTTGACCGAAAGCACATAGACTCGGGAGCATGATGATAGAATCATAATCAGCGCAAGGGCAAAAAGTAGGCGCTTCATTCCTTGTACCTCGTCTCCGCGTTTCCCTCATCATGACCTGGATTCTTGTCCCATAGATCGCCGGTTTTCCAAGCGCACGCGACGAAAAGCACAATGACTATGCAGATAGTTATACCAATTGCAAGGTCCATGATACCCCCTATCCTCGATTGGCTATCACGATTCGAGCCGCTTTGATTATCGTCCCTTCGTCCATGTCGGCCATGGAGGCGATAAGCGGAAGAGTAGAATTGCCATTATATGGATCGAAAAAGGATTCTACCGGGTTTACTTCCTTGTGCATCCTCGGGCGCGAGGGCGGTTTGTTTTTAAGCTCGTAAAACGCATCGTCTATCATGCGCCTTCCGAGTATTCGCATCCCCTCGCGAATCGCATCGTCAGTTTGTAATGCTAGTCTTGTCATAATCTTCCCCGCATGCTTGCGCAATTAGTTCGCGTAGTGACCTATGGCCATTCGGAAACCGAATATACTTCTCGATCCGCTCGGCTATGGCATAACACCTAGCGGCCCTCTTTGCTCGCTCGCTTCGGTAACTCGGCTTGCAGTCGTGGCGAGTAAGGCGCATCTAGTTACCCTCGGCCTTAGCGATGGCGGCGCGGAGACGGCAAAGAATCGGAAGTAGCCCAAGAATGCGCCCATCATCGGCTGGCAATAACGCAACGGCCTCGGCCATTTCCCCGCCTGCATCGTACAGCTCCGGAGCGGCGGCAATCAGGGAAGCATTTTCGATAGCGACATGACGAGCTACTCCGCGATTATCAATCTCGCTATAAATAGTGCAGAGTCCATATTCTCCGCCGTTCGTTTCTTTGTACTTCCACGGCCCGCGCGTATGCTTGCTCATCTTATACCTCCGATTCGGCGACCTCGATAGGAAGCGCGGCCAGGGCAGATGAAAGAGCCGCAACTCGCCGGGAGAAAATGTCAAGCATCTGGTTACATACCAAAATCATACCCTCGGAGCTTCCGTTAGGCCCATGATCCATAAAAGGCGCGTTATGAATCTGCCGAGTGTAATTCGCCAACGTCGATTCCGAGTCGCGCTTGATCTCGTCGAGTACCTCGTAGACAGTCATGCCCTACCTCCCTTCATCATCCGCCTTCGCATAATCTTCTTTCGCGCACTCGCGAAGGCTTGAGCGTCCCGATCATGGATCGACGCGTAAGCCTGTTTTGCCCACCTTTTCAGCGTGGCCTTATACCACCGGCCGATGATGTTCATATACTTCTTTCTGATCTTTGGGAACAGCTTGGCGGCGAGACGGCGATGCCATTTCTGATATACCTCCCCCTCGCCCTTCTTCCATAGCCCCTGCCTTTCTGCCTCTTTGTAGGCGTATGCCCTAGCCCTTTTGCTCTGGCGGGCGCTCATTTTGCGAATCCCTTATAGTGCTTCTTTTGCGTATGGCATCGCGGGACCGAGATGCTCATGAAGGCATCGCGCCCATTGCTCGCCCGGTTGGACACCCCATACGTGGGGCGCGTTTTGAAAATGTCCTTCGCCTTAAGAAGTCCCGCCATGACGAAAGACGCCACGATTGCGAAAATCCCTCTGTTCTTCATGCCATACCTCCATAGTACCGATCTCTATACAGAGCGCAACGCGCCCCATCCTCATGGCTCCATCCCGTAGTATCGGGCTCGCCGAAATCCCATCGAAGGGAACTACAAAGCATGGATACGCGATTCAAAAACCTAGCACGGCTCGCGGAAAGCGGCGGAGTATAATCACTCATTGTAGCCCCTTCCCTCCGCAACCGTAATCAGCGCATCGGCCCAGTCTAGCGCATTGGCGCAGGCGTCGGCCATGTAGTCCGGAGGCTGGTCCCCCACGCTCCATGCTATGTTCCCGAGCAACCTAGCCGCGAGTTCGATTCGCTTGTCAAGGTTCATATTCACTCCTTCGGCCTTCCGGCCTGGATAATAATAGCATCGACCGTATCCGGCGTCAATCGGCAGTTGATTAGTCGTCTAACCTCGCCCGAGGGCATGGTCACGATAACCATGGAGCCGGACTGACGCAAGGTGTAGCCGTGCTTATGGATCACTTCTTGACTTGCTTCGCGCATTGCTTTAATACCACGCATCCACGGCATCCCATAAGGTGACGGCGCGGGCAATCAGTCTTTATCTTCATCTTGTCCTCCTATCTCATTATATCCCGACTAGCGGGAGTGTCAAGAATTATTTTGCAACTTCGATCATTACCCGTAAAACCTGGTCCGCCGACAGATTCCCGGCCACATCATCATTTAGATCGGGCAAATACGCCTGGGTTATCCACTCCCCCGACTTATCCCACACCGCTATCTCGGCATCCTCGCAAGCCAATACATGCCCCCACAGATTGACATTTTCCATGGGAGTATCCTTCATATAATTCTTGCAGTAATTTCTCCTCCCCCACTGTACGGAAATCGTATTCCCATTGGCGAAGGTCATCTGAAAGCCCTTACCCATCGTGTTCTTGAACATTTGATCCTCCCTAACTCTTGATATACTGATTATACACCTATTATCGGGCTTGTCAAAGGGAATCGGCGAGAAAAAGATAAATAAAACCGCCCCGAATTGGAGCGGTTGGCATGGTTTCACGTGAAACAATCAATCCAGCAGATCGGCAAAGTCTATCCATTCTTCGGATATACAAAGTAGACACAAATAGCCCATTAGGTCGGCAACGTCGTTTTTTCGCAATTCCCCCGAGTTCCTGATCCGCGCGAGCTTATCGTCAAGGCGGATTCGGATAGCATCGCCGGGCCGGATATTGTGGGCAAACAAGCGGACTGGTTCAAGGGCCGAGTCGCCATAGCGTTTATTTTTCTCGACGATAAGGGCTTTCAACCCATCAAATATAGCCGAGATTTCGCGCTCGCGGTCAATCATTATCGCTCTCCTTCGTTCTTTCTTCGCTTCCCAATTCGACGCATTCGTCAATCTGTTTTAGCCATTTTTTCGCCACGTTGTCCTTGGCAGTAGCCTGGACGAGCTCCCTAACATCGTCGCCGATATCATAATAGATCGTCACATATTGCTTTCCGGCGTCGGTGTCAAACTCGGATACACCGCCGAGAACATACTCGGGGATAACACTATAGCGGCCGATTATCATAGCAATCTACCCCCGATGATCTTCCGATTCCGCACAACAAAAAAACCGTCCTCTTCCATGATTTCGGCGAAGCCGTGGTTCCATTTATTCAAAGGCATATACAAAGGATGGAGCCCACAAAGGCAACCGATAGACCAGTCAGTCACTACGTCATCATTGATCGCAGTTTCGGTGTGCTCGCTCGATTGGTGAAAATGCCCCTCTAGTGCCGATTTCTTTGCCTTGAGATAAAGCCCGCGCGCGGGATTAACCGGGGCCGACATTCCGCCAGGGTATTCGTGGCCATGGATAACGTTAAGATGACCGATTCGGATGATTCGTTTATCCCGTACAACCTCGATCTTTAATTCCTTCAAGCCGAGTTCGGCAAGCTCGTCAAGGTGAATGCTTTTCAGGCCGTAAAGCTCCTTTGCATTGGCCATAATGTAGGCGTCGAACCGATCTTCATGATTACCGAACTTGTAAATAATCCTAGCATTGGGCAACTCGTCACGGATGATTCCGAGAATGGTTTTCAGCATCGCAATCTCGCCGACGATATTACGCATACCAGGATCGCGGGCGAAGCGGGAAAGCTGATAGCAGTCTAGCCAATCGCCATTAAGGATAACCGTTTTCGCTCCGATAGATTTTGCGCGATTGATAAAAATGCGAATCGCTTGCGCGTCATGGTACGGAACATGGGCATCGGCACCGACTATAACGGGATAGGCCGAGGAATCGAGAATCAGCGGGGAATAGTCGAGACAATCGCCGACCGGAATAGACTTACCAAATCCAATAATAGGCCCTTCAAATCGCGGGATATATGCCGCCTTGTATAATTCACATAGGCTTTCAGCAATAGCTATATCCGTAGTCCACGCCCCGCACTGATTACACCTATACCGCTGTAGCCCGTTCCTGATTCCCTTTTTTCGCAGGTCCGTACTTCCGCATTCGGTACATTCTATCATTCGGCCTCCATTTACCACCATCCTACTATATCCCCCGCAATATAGCACGTCCCGGCAATGCTTGTCAAGCCCAGTATTTTGGTAAGTCTACGGGAGGCTAGATACGAGCGCCTTAATGCTTCCAAGTCCGTCGATAATTCCTTGTAGATCGTCTCCTGTTTCTCCAAGGCCAGCCGCGACGCTTCCAAGTCCAGCCGAGATTTTTCGAGACTCGCCCTCAGCATTGTCAAGTTTTCCTCGGAGATTGTCAAGCTCTGTTTCGAGGCCGCTAGCTCGCTCGATAGCGCATCTATTTGACTCTGCAAGTCTAGCGTTTGTCTCTCGTAATTCAAGATTGACAGCTTGACCTCGGCTAACCTCGTCTGATAGCTTGTCAATGCGTCGAGTATAGACTCTTTCGGAGATTGCCCATAAACAAAAAGCGCCGAGCACAAAAGCAACGGCGCTAGAAATAATGCACGTTTTCGCATTCATAGTACCTCTTGACAAAATAATATGCCCGTGATAGTATGATCGCGGAGGAACAAATGAAGTATATTATTAGATGCGATAATTGTCAACACTACCTTAGACCAGAGGCCGCGAATGTGCTATTGGTAGGCTTTGAAAACGGCGAAGGTCTTTCTGGATGCACGGTCAACCAGAAAAACAGAATAAAAATAAATAACTCTCCGCGATGCGCTATTACTGGATGCGCTCCTACATGGCTAGCGTTTTGGCTTTGGCCATGTAAGGCAATGCGTAGAGCAAGCACGTTTTAACACGCATTTACCCCTCTTGACAGATTGGATAGGGTTTGATAGTATATCCTTCAGGAGTGTATATGGAAACAAAGACCGTTTACCGAATAGAAAATCCAGTGGACATGGATGGAATGTGGTATACGAAGGATGGCATATTTAGAAAAACGATCCACATTCTGTGTCCCGACGGTATCGCAAAGGAGTTCCCTATGCCGTCGAATTTGACATTGCATAGGAAGGATGGCAGGATTTGGAATAGTGCCGGGAAAAGCATTGAAAATATGCATCAGTGGTTTACTGCCTCGGACGCCGTCAATCTGTATCGAAACGGATTCCGCTTGTTTAGATTTGAAACCACGTTATATCAGGAACTCGAAATGGAGATTCTATTTTGTAGGGATGGAGTTATAAAGCAAGAAATGATCCCGCTCGATACGGTATGGGATATTCAAGATATTACTATGGTGTATTAACCCTGCTTTGAAAACTTCCCACTCGCCGCGAGGGCCGCCCCGAATCCGACAATGAAAGCAGGGTCCTTGCCCATAAACCAGCCGACGACGCCGACGACAATAAGGCAGAATCCGGCCACCTTGACTAAATCTCCGTCCCATTCACCATCGGTAAAAAGGGATTTAATAAACTTCATTTATTACCGTCCTAGCTTAATCTCTGGAAAACGCGAAGGCCATTCCTTAGCGGGAATCCTTCGCGTACCGTAACGCTCCCGCCCGCGATAGGATCGAACTCTACCGGCCTATGTGTACCCACGACGAAATGCGTAAACGAAGTCCTAGGATTGAACCACGCACAGATTGTATAATTCCCCTTAACCATCGGATCATCGGGGGCGAAGTGACCTTCCACATTGCGGAGATGAACGCCGAGAATATTGCAAAGCGCGGTCCAATTTTTAATCTCACATTCCCCTCCGTCGTCGTAGTCTCCGTCATTGTTTAGGTCGCCAGAAATGATACCAGATTTTAGCGCCGAATCCCATGCTAGGATTAGTCCGTCAACGTGCCAGGGGATACCCTCGTACTTTTCGCGATAATATGAAAGCGCTGTGAAAGCGCAGCCGTACTTCGCTAGATACGGTCGTTCCTTTATAATTCTAGGATCGTTCTGGTATATCATCCTACCTCCTAAAGCAATATAGCAAGCACTCCTACCCCTAAGGCTACCGCGACTCCGGCCCATGATGCAACAAGTCCATTTTTACTCATATGCCCATCGAGATGCCTAGCAAGCGTTTTTTCTACTCCGCTTACTCTTTCGCTAGTAGCTAATTCTGGCAATGACTTCATAATCCACTTCACATCCGTCTTTATCTCCGCTAGATCGCTTGCAATATCGGCGCTTCTCGCCCGTCTTTCCGGCCCGGTGTACTCCATCGTTTCCCCTTGCTTTCTGTTTAGACTTGTGATAGATTATTAATGGAGGCTCAAAGTGAAAATTGTATATTTTTCTATAATTGCTTTACTTGTAATGTCTTGTTCGCCATTTGGGTTAAATACGATGGGATACGAAATAAAGGAAACGCCGCTAGATGAAGCATGGAAATTGGTTTCGTCATATAAATATGTAGCCGATGAATATAACTACTGGAAAAGCCCGAGGGAGTTTTTTGATTCTGGGTTCGGAGACTGCGAGGATTTTTCGGCAGCGCTTGTCTATCTACTTGGCCCCGAGGCTTCGATGGTTATTTATGATCGCGGAGATTGTCTCCATTGCATCGTCGAATATAAAGGCGAGTATATCGAGCCCCAAAAATATGGCAAGCGATATACGAGAATATTTGAACTTTCCCGATTTGATTATTATGAGGCTATGCGGAGAACTACCGAACTGGGGACTAAATCATTATGAATTGTACCCTCCGGCGGCCGTATCGGCGCATTCTGTCCCCGCCGCCCCGGATTCCGATGCATAGGAATAGCGATATTTCGCAGTTGTAGCCGTTCCTGTTTTGTTCTGTTGGCATTTTTTGCAATATGCCATACATGCTCCAATTCCAGAAACAGAGGTTACATTCCCAATAATTGTTCCAATGACGCTATTGGCACCATATATTGCATATAGATCACCGTCGCCCGAGGATACGGATATATCCCCTATTGTGCATTCGGTGATATAAAACGCGTTTCCAACACAATCAATTGCCACAAAATCATATCCCGGAGAAACTGCTATATTTTTTACAGTTATATGGGATACCGCATTTCTACCCGATGTCAAGGCCGGGTAAGCATAAGTATATATTATGTTATTCCTCGCGCTCGCGCCCCCCCCGGCGTCAATGGTAAATGATTCGATTATTGTCCCCACTACTCCCATATATCTTAGCATTACTAATGGGGCAAAATATAATATTGAATTATCTCCTTCACCATGCATATAAATATTATCTGCCATATCTATGTTTGAGGCTATATAATATGTGCCTCTTGTCAATATTATTTCCCCACCCCCCTGAGCCGAAAGCCTATCAATCGCGGCCTGAATCTGTACATCATCGGCAGTTCCATCGCAGAATAGATCGGCCTGGCCCGTCCACGTTGAAGCGGCAACCGTGAGAGTATTCGAGCGGTTGAGGAGATACTCGGCTTTCCCGGCTCCGATGAGTCGCGCGCGCCTGGATGTGGTTTTACTCCACGCCCCTGATGGTACGCGGCAATCTATGATTGTCTCGCCGATTCCGCCGACTGATTTTTTGATTTCTGTCCCGACTATTTCAACGTCAACATCGATAAGCTCTGATTCGGAGATTCCGCCGGGGCAAGTATAGGATAGCGTCAAATGCCAAACATCACCGCGCTGAAGATGGTACAGGCATCCTGGATATACCAGCGAATAGACGTTATGCGGCTTTAGTTCTTTGCTCCAATAGTCGCCGATTGACTCGACTTGATCGGCAGAGATTATATAGTCATTTCCAATGGTCGCGGACTTCTCCCCGTTCCGCTCAATATCAGCATAATCGGAATACGTCCATTTGTAGCCATTAGCGTTGGAATATTGGACGATTGGTTTGGCTACAATACAGGCTCCGCGCCACTCAACAGTGGTCCCCGTACTATTGGTTAATTTTATAATCGCCCGATCACCGTAGGTTGAAAAGTCTACATCTTGCGTAAGAGTAGTCGGATCGGTTCTCAAAGATGGATCGTTAACGCCGATTATCTTTTTATCGTTTTTTGTACGATAATCGGCCATTAATGCGGCTTCAAGTACGCCTGGGGTATTGATTGATAAAACATCGTCGCCGACGGCCCCCTCGGTTACAACGCCGCCCGCACTAAAATATTGTTGCATTGGCTAAAACCCCTCGACAGTCCCGAATATATGCCATAGGAAAGCTTGAATCTTTCCAACCTCGGTCGGGAACCTATTATACTTTTTATAGTCCTCATTCTCGTCGGTTCCAGAATCATACTTAGCTTCATAGTAGGGAACGTCTTCTATTGACGCCGAAGGGAATGTATCACCATTTAGCATTGTGCGGAGGAACTTTGAATCCTCATCGCTATCGTCCTCAATGCCAGCAGCGTCGGCCATCCATAGGTTATGATAATCAGGGAACTCTAGTATTCGTACTCCATTAACCGCTATTTTATTCGCTTTATCCTAGCGGATGCTATTATACTTACGAGCCTTTATTCCGTGGCATTATTCCTTCTGGTAGTTTTTGCCGAACCACTGCGGTAGGAAATAAATCCACGGTATCGGTTTCCGCCGAGGATGCAATCGAGGAGATTTCGCGCCGAGTAGTACGAAAGCCACGAAACGTACAGGATTATTATCTCTCTCGCGCTACTCCTTCCTCTAATTCTGTTTTACATTTCATTGCAGAACTTGCGACAAAAAAAGAGATTTATAACTATCTCACCAATTCCAGCTTTGAAAACGCGACAATAGGAGATTCGTGGGGAACCGATGGAACTCTCGCGCGTGGGAATAGCCAAGTAATATGCGGTTCATATTGTGGTCTTTTGACGGGTACTAATAAAAGCGTTTATCAAACTATACTCTTAGAAGATATTACGAAGGATGAACAATTTACCGGCTTCATCTGGATTTATGCCACTTCGGCAATAACCGGAACTCTTTCGATTTCCGATAAACTTTCAACTACGGTAAATGGAACTACTACAACCTCGTGGACTCATTCGGGCAAGGGGTGGGATAAAATATCCGTCACGCATTCGGTTGCATTATCGACGAGCGACAGGCTTTATTTTAATCTCACGGTAACTAGCGCGGTTACAACGCTTCCCATTGATTGCGCTATGCTCA